CCGGCGTCGATGCAAAGCTCAACGTCGCCGAACTGGTCGAGGTCGAGGCGTTCGTGGTCCCCTGACCGGCAATTTGGACGCGCGCATAGGCGCCGCCCGTAACTTCGGTCCCTCCGGTGCCGGCGTCGGCCGTCGGCGCGGTGGTGAACAGCGCGAGATAACGATTCGTCACAGCAGGCATGGCCGCGAGGCCGGTTTCCCAATTGAGCAGCGCTTGGGCCGCGTAGTCGCTCAGTCCAGACATAGGGGTTCCTTTCGATGGTTACAGATCTTGAGGTCAACAAAGGTCGGACATGACCGACGACAACACCGCGTCGCCCTACGGCGCGATGATCTGAATCGGGACGATGCATCCGGCGCAGCCGGTCAGCGCGCCGCTGAGAAACTTCGACTCGCCGTTGCGGCGGATCGAATAGGCGACGCCGCCGAGCGTGACGAAGCCGTCGGTGGCGTCGGAGATCTTGAACGCGGCGTCGATCCCGTCGAGCGCGATGTTCAGCGCCGTCTCCGGGATGACGTTCTCGTCGGTTCCCGCGTTGTTGTAGAGAGCGGCGAGAACATGAAACTTGCCGATCGCCGGTAAATTGGGAATCGCGCTATCGTGCATCTCGCTTTCCTGAAACAGGAACAGCGCGGGCGACATGGCCGGCGTGATCTTTTCGGGCGGAATCATCCGCCGGGAGCTCGTCACAAACGGGCCGGCCGTTCCCAGATAGGCCAGCAGCGCGTTGAGTACGATTTCACGAGCGACAGTCATAGTGTCCTACAGTTGCCCGGCCTTGCGCGCGACGCCTTCGATCGCGTCGCGGATCTCGGAGCGGTGGGCGTCGAAGGCGGGCAGAATCGCGGGATAGGGCGGGATCGTCGCGCCGGGGCTCATCACCGATCGCGCGAAGCTCTCTCCGGCCGAGCCGGTGAAGTGCAGCGCCTTGCCGAGCACCGCCATGATTTTATGAGCAGGCGTCTTCGCGCCATATTCGAGCAGCACGGCGAGCGGCACGAGGCGTCCGTCAAAAAATACGCGCGGACTGTCGGAGCGAACATAGCCGGTGATCCGGTCTGCCTTCTTGTCGGAAACGCCGGACTGGAAACCGTCGAGATAGGCGCCGGGGTCGCCGCCCATGAAGCGGATATGGCCGCCGGCGCGCGATTTGGCGTCGTCGGCGATCTCGGCGGCGATCGGCGTCAGCGCCGCGATCAAGGCTTCGCGCACGCCGGGCCCGAGCCGCGCCATGCGCGCGTTGAGCACGTTGTCGGAAACACGAAGGTAGAACTTCACGCTACACCCACACAGACGATTTCGATCGCACCCGCGACCGCGCGCTTGAACGCGTCGACGCGGATGACGGTGAACTTCTCGCCGCTGGTCGGCTCGACGATCTTGTCGCCCTTGGCGACGGGCAGCGGAAATCCGGCGTTGCACAAATCCGCCGCCATGACGATGCACTGGCGATCGTCTTGCGTGATCGCGCCGAGCTGCGAGCCGGAATAGCCGGTCTGCGCCTCCTCGGTGGTGTCGGTCAGCGCGCCGCGCAGGATCGCCGTGACGGCGGCTGAGGTCGTGGTCACGTTGGGCGAGACGCCCTCGGTGCGCAGAAACGTCACCGCGACGCCGGCGCGGTAAACCCCCTGCGCGGTGAAGGCTTGAAGCGCGGGGTCTACCATCTCATCCCACCTTCGGCACGCGATAGCGCTGCAATTTAGCTTGCGCGTCGGCGGGCAGGTCGCCTTCGCCGCCGGGGCCGGCGGCGAACCAGTAGGTCGCTTCCGAGATCCCCGGACTCGCCTGCTGGCGGATCATCGGGTCGCGCAGTTGCGCATAATATTTTGCCTTCACCAGGATGAACACAGCGTCGAAGACGTCGGCGGGGATCGTGGCGTAGCCGGCGCTGTATTGGACGACGATCTGCGAGCCGCGCCAGCGCGTCGGGCCGGGCGACGCGTTCGACGAGGCCCAGTAGGTCTCCAGCCGGGTGATCTGGCCCAGCGCCGCGTCGGCGAGAAAATCGGTTCCGAGCGTCAGCGTGGTCGCGACGCCGGCGATGGTCTCGACGACGCTAGTCACCGCCGTCAGCGGCCAGCGTTTCAATTGCAGCGGGTCGAGATCGCCGCGCAGCGTGCGCGGCCGCTCGTCGCGCGGCGGGAACACCAGGTCCTGGCGGCCCTCGACCACGAACGGGTTGTTGCAATAGCTGATCGCGGCCTGGCTCGCCTGCGGAATGACGAGGTTCAGAAACGGGTCACAGGTCGTCCCCGTCAGACCGAGCAGCGTCTTCACGTCGGCGAGATCGACGAGGTTGTAGTTCAACGGCTGCGTGAGAATCGTCGAAACAGTGACGCCGGGGCGCATCACGGCCCGACGTAGATGTTGAGGGTTCCCTGCGCGTTCGCGCCGGCGCCGGAGATGGTCGGCGTGACGGCCGCGTAACCTTCGATGAAGGTCGGAAAATAGCCGAGCGGCGCGGGCGCGTAACTCGCGGCTGGGCTCGCCACGGACGCGCCGGCGCCGCCGAGCAAATCGGCGCTGTCTGGGTCGAGCAGTTTGGCGACGTAGCTGGTCGTCGGGTTGGGCGTCCCGGCGATGAACTTGATCGCGACGACGCGCCCGCGCTTGATGTCGAACGCATTGCCGTTGACGTTCCCGGACGCGTCGGCGGTCCAGGCGATGGAATATTTTGTGATCGACCCGCCGAGGTCGGTCTTGGTGGTGATGATGGAGCCGGTCATGGGGTTCCTCCCCCCTCCCCCGTTTCACGGCGGAGGGGCCAAGCGGTCAGCGCCCGCTGAAAAAGTCGATCTTGTCGAGGTTCAGCGTCGCCAGACCCGCGCTGGCGGTCTTGTAGACGGTCGCCCAGGGCTGGAAGATGGCGTTGGCGCCGCTGGCGGCCCAGACGATAGAACCGACCGGGTTGACGCGGTTGCCGTCGTAGCAGAACTGAACGTCGGCCGGGTTCTCCCAGCGAATGCTGAACACGTGCATGTTCGCGTCCGAGGTGATCGCCGAGCCGCCGGGAGGCGCGGCGGCGGCGCTATAGTTGGTCGAGACGCCGTCCTTGGCGCCGATCATCAGCGCGCCCGACGCCGACCAGTAGAAGAACATGTAACGCGCCAGATTGAGCGGGCCGCCGACCCAGGCCGAGCCGAGGCCGATCGCGGCCTGCACGCCGGCGAGGCTGGGCGCGACGGCGAGCTGCGCGCGCCATTCGAGTTCGCCGAACTTGGTCGTGTCGATGCACAGCGAGTCATTGAAATAGAGCGAGGCTTCCTCGATTTCCGAGGTCGCCGCGAGCGCGTTTTGCATCTGGCCGCCGCTGGCGTTGCTGACCAGCGCCACCGTCGGCGGCCCGGCGCCGACGATCTTCTTGACCCAGGGATAGCCGGCGGCGGGCGAGCCCGCGGCGGGCACGCCGGCGGTATGGCCGGCGCCGATGAAATCGTCGTCGAACTGGAGCGCCGCCGAGGAGGCGACCGTCTCCATGTTGGTGTCGTCCCATTCGTATTGGATGAAATTGCGGAAACCGGCGCGGGTGACCATGGCGGGGCCTCTCGGAAAGGGTGGCGATCCCTCCCCCCCTCGCGGGGGAAGGTGGCCCCGTAGGGCGTTGCGAGACGCCCGTCTTGCGACGGGCTATGCGGGAGAAGGGGCTTTAGTTGACGAGCGTGTTGATCAGATCGGCGCCCTGGTAGCGCGGATAGATCAGCAGCAGCGCCTCGGTGATGTTGGCGGCGTTCGAGGCGCTGGTCTGCAACGCGATCGAGGTGAAGCCGTTAGCGACGTCCATCGCCACCTCGGGCTCGATCTCGAAGATGATCAGCTTGTCGGCGAGCGTCGCGTCGGTCTGGAAGGTCGCGGCGAGCGCGGTCTGCAACGTCAGCGCGTCGGCCGAGGCGGTGGCGTCGTTGAGCCAGATGCGCTCGGCGAAGATCGCCTTCGAGCCCGCGCCGGCGACGTTGGTCGCCTGCAACGGCGAGAGCGTGACCTGCGCGGCGTTGCCCTGGTTGATGTGGGCGACGATCCAGGCCTTCTGCGCGCCTTTCAGCGAGTGATAGGCCGAGGTGCGGCCGGCCGCGTCGGCGGCGGCGGCGAGCAAAGCGACGGGGACGAGCTGGTTGGGAACGGAAAATTCGCGGGCCATGGGGGCCTCCTGGAAGCGGGCGCCGAGGCCCTGAAACGTGGACGGCCGGGACGGGCCCGGCCATGACGGCGTAGACCCCGGCGAAAATCGCCGGGGTCGGCTATTTTCGTTGGCTTACCGCTGCGCGATGACCACGAAGGGCGAGCGGGGGTTGCTGCCCTTGAACGGGGTGACGGCGCTCTTCCACATCGGCTGGCCGTCGGTGCGGTAGGTGATGCGGAACACCATTTCATCGGTAAGGAACGCGATGTGCATCGACGTCGCCGCCTGCACGCCGCCCTTGTCGATCAGCGTGTACTGGCTGAGGTCCGCCAGCATGATGTCGCCGGGGGAGCCGAGCGCCGCGCTGTATTCGGTCTCGATGATCGGGCGGCCGAGCAACGTGGCGTAGGGGCTCTGCGAATAGCCGCCGGGCGGCAGATAGACGGGCGCGCCGCCGGTGCCAACCACCTGGTTGAGGCCGAAGAGCTGCGGCAACGCGTCCTGGTTGATCAGCCAGACGGAATTCTTGCGGCTGCGGTTCCAGAGCCGCGACCACATGCCGTCGATGTTCTCCTTTAGGATCGTCGCCGAGGGCTGCCCGTTCTGTTTGGCCTGGCTGATCAGCGCCGTCGAGTTGA